GAAATCCAGTATTTACGCGGATATGCGAAAGTATGGAAACCTACGGAAAAATACAGGTAACTTACACGTAACTAGCGTGTAACTTACACACGTAACTTGCAAAATATAAGAGGGCAGCAGGCGTATAAAAACGCCTGTAGCCCTCTTTTTAATTGCTGCATATTTGAGGCAATTTAGTATACTATTTTTTCTATCTCGTCGGCGAGCTCTTGCATACTTCTATGTGTGTATACCTTTTCTGTAACATCCAATATCTCGTGCCCTACAATCAGCTTAAGTATATACTCATTCATATTTGCAGACTTGGCAGCGCTTATAAAAGTATGACGCGTGTCGTGCGGCTTATGCGACATATTAAAGCGTTTGTTTATTTTCCCGAAGCGTCCACGGTACTTATCGTACGTTAAGTGCGTGCCTTGCTGCCCGTTCTCATCATTAAACAGATAGTCGCTACCCATAGCAACAGCTTTGTTATAATTGGCTACGACTAGATCATATATAGCGGAGTGTATAGGTACAACTCTATTACGCCCTGCGTCAGTCTTAAGGCCGCCGAACATTGTACGCGCCTCTAAGTCTATGTCTGCAACCTTTAGTATTGCCAGCTCTTGCGGACGCCAGCCGCTATATATGCCTATAAGCACCATATCGACAAAAGGAAAGCTCACGTTATCCCAAAGTGTTTGTATTTCCTCGGAACTAAACGGAATACGTACAATTTTAGGCTTGCCACGTTTTACGCTCTCACATAATGCCGCGTAGTCCTTTTCTACAATGTCGTATTTAAGGCAGTACTTATACATTAAGTTATACATACTTTTCATACGCTGCTTAGTGCTGTCACCTACCTTGGCGTCGTGTATGGTGCCCTCTAAGTGGTTCGGGCGTATGTCACGCATACGCATATTATGCAATGGCTTAGAGTGATTAAAGGCAGCAATCCAAGAACGGCAAGAGCTGGGAGTAACCTTTACAAAATGCTCTTTACTCCAACGCTCGTATACTTCAGCAAAAGTAATAGAGCTTGCCTCTATGTCGTACGGGTTTTGGTTATAATTCATAAGAGCAGTTAAAGCCTCTTGCCGCGTCGGAAAATACCCAATAGTTAAATAACGCTGCTTAGTCCTGCCGGTAGTCTCGTCGATTTCCCAGCCTTTAGTTTTTCGAGCGATCCACGGGTTGCGGCGCTTGCCGCCCTGCTTATATACGCTACCCATTCCATTAGCAAGTTTCATATAACATAACCTCACTTTCTTATTATGGCGGCTTATTTTTTAAAAGGGTATAAAAAATAAGCCTATCGGAAACCCTAGGCTTATGCTATAATAGTACTTGCGGGGTACATAACAAGCGAGCAGCCTTTAAGGTCCGTTAGTTGTGTGTCTATGTAGCCGTTCCTGCGCCAACAGGGGCGGCTATTTTTTGTGTATTTATTTTTCCAGATATTACCATAAGACATATGCGCAGCCAGCCAGTATAATAGATACTAAAAGAGAGGCTTACATAATGACATACAACTTATGGCAGATACGAACGGCCAAGGGCTACAGCCTGCGAGAGCTGGAAGAGTTAAGCGGGGTAAGCAAGACCACAATAAACAATATTGAAAACGGAAAAGCAAACCCGACTATAGAAACCCTGCGCTTACTTGCAGCAGCCCTAGAAGTAGAGCTATTCGATTTACTAGAATTATAATATTGCAAGTTACCGTTGCCAAGAGCTACGGGGCATACGTCCGACATAATGGACAAAACAGCCGAAAGTCTTACATATCTTACCGACTGGCGTTATAATTACCACATCACAAAGGAAAGAGGGCGAGCCAGTGGATAAGCTACGGCGGCAAATACGCGAACTACTCGACAGCATAAGCGACGAGCACGCACTTAGAATAATATTACAATTCATACGAGGAATTAAAGGCAGCTAGGCGACTAGCTGCTTATTTAAAATATGACGCCACAATAAAATCTTTTATTTTTTCCAATTCATCAACAGAAGCAATAGAGCTTTTCCAATGAAATTGTTTTTTATTTATCTGAGCGGCAAATAAAGGGTTATCCCTGTTTTTATCTGCAAGAGCAAAGGGTAGCCGTAAAGATACCCAAAAGGCACGCGGCGAAGCCTTAAAACGCATAAAATCATTTTCACCACACAACAAAGATATATAATTGTCGCTACGGCGCGCTATTCCAAAATCGGGATATAGTTCGCTTGAAGAAATAAAGGACTTTACAATCTCTATAACTTCTACCTCTCTGTCACTTAAAGAAAAATCTTTATACAATTGATTGACTGGGGCTTGCGGAGCAGGTGTATAAGAGATATTTACAATATCATAAAATACACTTTCCGGGATAATCTCTATATCATAACCTTTTAATTTATATTCTTCGGCTTTCTTTTGCTTGCCGCTCTTGCCATTCTTTATAGTGGTGCAATAGTCGTTATTGCCTAAAACAAGATAATTAGTTTTCTTTGTAACATTATCGCCATTTATACCGCCCATATTTGCCACGAGCTGCATAGCGTCTTTGCGTAGCATTTTTTCAAGTGTGCCAGTAAATACAACTACCTTATCAAGTAGCGGGCTATCTGCCGGAATTTCTGAAACTGTAGCACTGATGTCAGCAGCTTTTACTTGCGAATGTTTAGCAAGCGCATTTAATTCTATTGCGCCGTCCGCGCACTCTCTCTTAAATATTTCATATATAGAATTAGTCAATACACAGTCAAAGCCAGCTCTATGCGCGCCCTCATAAGATAAATTATACTGCTTTGCTAAATCAGATAAGCGATTATGTTTATTTTCTTTATGCAAAAGTCTAGCAATGCGCATAGTGTCTACAAAGTCGTTAGAGAGTGGCTTAGATAAAATACTGGTGCAATAGTCATATAAAAAGTTAATATCAAAATTAACATTGTGACCGACTATAATATCAGAGCCGATAAAGTCATATAACGGCTGCATAACATCTACAGCACTTGGAGCACTAGCAAGCATATTATTTGTTATGCCTGTAAGCTGAGTAATAAAGTCGTTTATCTCACGTTCCGGCTTAACAAGTGTACTATACTTGTTTACAAGTTCACTACCGCGATACTTAAATGCACATATTTCTATTATCTCGTCGTACTCTGGCGACAAGCCCGTAGTTTCAATATCAACTACGGTATAATCATTTGGAAAAGTTAATAAACTATGCCCTTTACTATCTCTCATATGTAACATCTCCTTTGTAATATTATTTAATTATCAGACTTAATCTTATCAACAAATTTCTTAATAAGTTCCCACTCATTAGGGGATAACTGCCCCAGGGCAATAAATGTATTAAGTATAAACTCGTCGTTTGTGTTAAGTGCGCTGCCTACAATATTAGCGGCTAACTCGGCGCGGCTCATTTCTACATACATACTACCTTTACCAGTACGTAGCCATTCCTCATTAACATTAAACTCACGACAAATAGCAGCGATAATAGCGTTAGAGGGTTCGCGCATACCATTTTCGTAATTAGTAACAGTATTACCAGCTACGCCCAAGCGTTTGCCGTACTCCACTTGCGTAAGCCCTGCGTCTTTTCGCACCTGCTTTATTCTGCTTTTCATAGCATTACCTCACTTTCTTTTATATTTCAATTATAAAATACCTCAAAAAACTCTCATAGTCAATATAAATTAAAAATAATGGTTGACAAAACTCTCATAGAGAGGTAATATAATCTCGATGAGAGATATAAAACTCTCAAACAACAGTACAAGCGGGGTACACGAAAGAGAGGTAGCATATGAGATTTAAGAACGACGACGACAACAGATACAGAGTTAATTTTACGAGAGCTACAGAGGCACATATAGACAAAATGACAGTAGCCGAGTTTATAGAGTACTTGGAAAATAACGCGGAGTTCGAGGACGAAAGCACCCCCATATATATAGACGGCAAAACAATATGGTGCAAAGACTGCGTTTTAAAAGAAACATACAAATTACGTAAAGAGTTTTTAGTATCAGAGGACGGCAGCAGGCTTTTTTATTCAATATCAGCCATAAAGAGAGCAGAGCTCGTAGACGACAGCACAGAGGCAGCAGCCGACAACGCAGAGGCTATAAACAGAAAAGAGAGGCGAACAATGGCAGGCGAAGAAAGGAGAGCAATAAGCACAGAGAAAGTAAGAGAAAAGAGCACATATACGCAGTTTGAAAAAAGACTAAAAGAAGATATTAAAACAGTTAAGAGAGCCAGAGCAATAATCGGCGACGATTGTATCACAAGAGAGGCCTACACCAAGTACGACGCCCTGCATATGCTGGCTTGCGATTTAGCACTATGCAACAGCATAGACGAGTTAAAAAAGCAGGTAAGGGCAGACAGTAACGACTTGCCGAACGACGTATATAAGCAAATGCAGCAGTACATAGAGCAGAACGTTAAGGAGATCGAAGAGACAGAGGAACCCGCGAAGCCGTGGGAAGAGCAGGAGAGGACAGTAACGCTTACCAACGAGTTATGTAATATGCTGCAGTGCTATATCTTAATGACTACGAACCACAGAAAGGACGAAGTTGAGGCGTGGGAAAAGCTGGCACAGGAAACGGACGAGAACGGCGCACCTAAGTTTAAGAACGCAGCCAGCAACGCCCAGTTCTGGCGAGATATGGAGATACAGTTACAGCAGATATATACAGCAGCAGACTAACGAAAGAGAGGCAACATATGGAAAACATAGACTTTAAGGCCCTTTTTAATAAACCGGAGCCGGACTCAATAGAGCAACAAAAAGCCCACCCGCCGTGTGTATACCATTGTGGTATACAGCAGCTAGAGCCATACAGACAGCAGGAGAGAAAACCATACACACGCGAAGAGCTACAAGAGCTGTATAACGCAAAGATAGAAGCACGTACGTTACAATGGGGCGCAGATCACTACTACACAAGACTTTGTGGGATTGTAACAGAGATTAACTTAAAGAGCTTTGATGAGGGCAAAGTAGTAGAGGTATACAGGGAGCAGTACGCAGAGGACGGCGAGCAATACGAAAAGTACTACTACAGCGACGGCACGAGCGTAAAGTACTGGTTAGGCTTTAACGGCTAGGGGGCAAGTATGGCAAATATGGTAAAAGACAAAGACGGCGTAGTTAAATACTGGGTACGTGCACACGAGATTACTTGCAACTACACAGAATACGAGCACGACGTAGAGTACAACAGATATTACATGCTGCGTGAAAGCAGAGAGTATAAAAAGCACGGCAAGGCAGTACGGCAGCGTATTACTAAAAAAGAGTACTTAGCGGTAAAGAAGATAACAGAGAAATTCATAGCACTACACAGCAAAGAGGGCGAAAAATAACAGCGTATGTATATGACACAAAACGAGATAGCAGACAGATACATAAGGCGTGGCACAAGTATTACTATACTGGCCGAGCTAAACGCCGTAAGCGTAGACCAGATTAGAGAAATACTTACAGACGCAGGCGTAGAGCTGCCAGAAGTAAAGAAAATAAAGCAGCAGCGTATAGAGTGCTGCTACGACGCGCTGGACGATATAGAGCAGCGTATAAAGAAACATACGCAGGAGCACAAAGTAAAGGACCATAAGCAGGAAGTATTAGAACTGGAATACACAGCGGTAGTAGAGCTTATGCAACAGTTATCAGACAAAAGAAAGGCAGGCGGCAGAAAATGAACAAAATGCACACAATACAGGACGTTAAGCAGCGCATACACGAGCTTATACAGAAAGAAATAGCAAAGTGCAACAAAGAAATAGAAGAGTTCGAGCAAAAAATAAGAGACAATGCAATAGCATACGGTGGTGGCGGCTGGTATACACAGTTTGAGAAAGCCAAGAAGCGCCGAGAGGACTTTATAGAGGAACTGCAGGGCTTGGAACGTGCGCAAGGCACAGCGGTAATACTCGACGAGATAAGTATATACTCGTATTCCTGTCCGACCTGCCAGATTAAAGTAATGCTTAACGGCAGCTACGGCGAGAATGTAACGTGTCCAGTATGCGAAAGACAAATTTATAAAGCAAACGATCGAGAAGTGATGAAAGTAGCACGCGGCAGCAGACAGGCTAAAGTAAATAACCACTATATACAGCTTGACAGCTACGGACGTTTTAAGGACTAAGAAGAAAGAGAGGTAAAACAGTATGCAGCAGACATTAGAGAGATTAGAGAGAACGGAAGAGCAGCAGAGCTTAGAAGATTTCGGCGCGCTTATGCAGGAAGTAGCAAAGCTGCCAGAGGACAAGCGTAATATAGTTGCGGTTTATTCGCAGGGCGTACTTGCTATGGCACAGGTACAGCAGAATACAGCGAGGTAACAGGATATGCAGGCAGTAAAGATTAAACCAGCAGAGGCGGCCGCTATTATGGGCTGCAGCCCGCAGTTTGTCCGTATAGGACTGCAGCAAGGGAAGTTAGACATAGGCGACGCTATTAAAATGTCGTCAATATGGACATATAACATAAGCGCGGCTGCACTTGCTAGGCGGCAAGGCGTAACAGTAGAAGAGTTAGAGAAAGAAATAAAGGAATTGCGGGAATGAACAGTAGACAGAGAAAGAAGAAAGACGCAAAAGGCTTAACGCTTATATTTAGCTGCAAAGTGGTATGTAAGCAAGAAACCTACGCGAATTTAGAGAGAATGATACAGGCACAGCTTAATAAGGGCAACGTAATAGTATTGCCGCCATATCTACGGCTAGAGGGAATAGCAGGCGGCAGCAGGGTTAAAAAAATAAAAATAATGAAAGAGAGACAAGTACAATGCAGCAAGTAACGCTAAGTGCGCTTACAGCGCTTATAAGCTCGTCGGAACGCGTAAGGGTGATAAAAAACGGCGCCGTAGTGTTTATAGACTGGGGCTATTACATTAAAGAACACTACAAAGAAAGAGGATTTACAGGCGACGAGATAGTAACAGATTTTAGGGCGCACTTGGATGTAGCGCACAAAGACTGGCGCAAGCTGGGACTTATGCCGCCGCTCGATCAAGAGAGCACGCCGCAGTACATAGCGGACGATATGCGCTTAGATATGTATTATGACATTTATATATAAACGCCTCTAGCTTAAAGGCAAAGCAGCAGCCGCAGGACTGTATATGCAACTTTCGAGGGTTGCGGGGCGTATCTGTCCAATAAAATGGACACTAAAAACAGAAGAAAGGAGAGCGGAAACGTGGAGATAGACAACGCAGTAGCACTACAGGGCATATTAAAGGAACTGCACAAGGTAGATAACATTAATACGCTGCCATTTAACGGCTACGAGCTTACAGTCATTACCGAACGACGCAGCGGAGCACTTGACGAGACTATAGTGTACTCGCAGGGCGATAATGTAGACAGTATCGAAGTAAATACGCCAGTTATGGTACTTGGCAGCCTACAGGCTTACAAGAACTTTATAACAGGGAAAGTACTTGTATACGTGCTGGCAGAGACAGTGCAGCAGATCGCGGGCGAGCATTGGAACTATGAAAACGAGGTGCAGCTAAGCGGAGCACTAGGCAGCGACATTACATACAGAGAGACGCCGCTAGGCAAACACATAAGCGACATAAGCATACTTGTAGAAAACAGGCTAAAAGACTTACACGGCTGCTATATCCCGTGTATCGCTTGGAACGATACCGCAGCTATGGTTAAGGAATGGCACGAGGGCGAGCACGTAACCTTAAAAGGAAAGCTGCAGAGCAGAGCCTACACTAAACGCATAAGCGAGCAACAGGAAGAGCAGCGGACAGCGTACGAGGTATCAATATATGCAATAGGAAAGGCGTAAGAGTGCAAGTATAAGAATACGTGCATACACAGCGCCCACAAAGAAAGGAAAGTGGAAAAATGCAGATAAAAAAGACAATATTAACAGAGAGCGTTACACTCGAAGTGCTTAGAAAGCTCACAAGAGAGGGACTAGCTGCGGAAGTACTGACAGTAGGCGACCAGATCTATATTGATTTTGACGGCGCAGCAGTGCCATACGACGTAATAGGCATAGACGCAGACACACCAGCAGCCGAAGAGCTTAAGCATACAGTTACTATACAGGCACACGAGCTTATAGAGGCACACCCGTTTGATACAAAGGAACATTACGGCTCTAACGACTGGGAAACAAGCGAGCTTAGAGAGTATCTTAACAGCGAAGCATACGCGGCACGCTACGCAGAGTTGGCCGAGTATGTAATACCAGTTACTAAAATGAACACAAACGGCAGGGAGACAGTAGATACGTTTTTCTTGTTATCTGTAGACGAGTATAACGCTAAAAACACACCATACGAGTATTACAAAGACAAGCCATACAGAGCAGCCAAGCACGCAAAGGACGACTTTAACGACTGGCATAGAACGCGTAGCGCTCATCATGGCTGCCCGTACGTTACGTGGAACGTGAGCTGGAGCGGCTACCGCGGCTGCAACTACGCGTACCACTATTTGCGCTACGCGCCCGCTTGCGCAATAGGATAAATATAAATAATACGCCCTGTATGCTTACAGGGCGCTATATAAAAAAGACATAAGAAAAGCGCCTACGATACTGCAATATCATAGGCGATAAGCTATAGCCGAAGCGTATAGCATTACTACGTTTATATTATACGCTACATATGGCAAAAGAGCAAGGGAAATAACGGGGCGCCGCCCCGTAAAAAACACTTGATAAAAGTATTAGCTTACCGACAGAGATACACAAAAATATATATACGTGAGGTAAAGACATATGCCGTATGTTAAGAGGGTTACCAGGGCAGGCAAGACGATGGAAGTAGAATATTTCTATACGTCCAGACTAAACAAAAAAGGCGCAAAGAGAAAAGACAAAGTAAAGCCTACACCAGAGGCACAAAAAAGAGTAAACACTAAACAGGCAGAGAGAAAGTTAAGACTCTTAATGAACGCTAACTTTGTTTATGGGGATTTCCACTTGATATTAGACTACATAAGGCATAAGGGAGAGCCAGACAGAACACGCGAGGAAATGAAGAAAGATATACAAGTATTTTTACGTGAGTGTCGTAAGCTGTATAAAAAAGCCGGGTTAGAGTTTAAATACATACACGTTATGGAGATAGGCAAGAAAGGCGCAAGGCACCACCACTTGGTAGTGAATCGCATAGACACAAGCCTGTTGCAGCAGGCATGGTATAAAGCGTACGAGGGACACAACCGAGTTAAAGTATTTCCACTAGACGACAGCGGACAATACGGGGATCTAGCAGCGTATTTTATCAAATACACAGATAGACACATGCAGGACGCACCAGAGCAGAGACTACAGGGCAAGCGCTGGGCGGCAAGTAAGAACTTAGTACACCCAGAGCCAGAGTACGAGTACGTGACCGCTCGCTCGTGGTATCGCTGCGAGGCAAAAGCGCCAGCGGGCTATTACGTGGAAAAAGGCAGCGAAGAAAAGGGCACAGTAAGCCCCGAGTATTACGGCTATGGCTATTACCGATATAGGCTGATACAGCTAGAATAAAGCAAGAAAGGCGATTATATGCGAAATGTGAGAATTGACAACGAGGCAGGGGCACAAGAGACACTGTTTAACTGGGCGCAGTACCAGTACGCGAGATACCCAGAACTAGAGCTGCTATACCACATACCAAACGGCGGCAAGCGAGATGCACGTACAGCAGCCAACCTAAAGAGGCAGGGCGTAAAGGCTGGCGTACCAGACTTACACTTACCGGTAGCACGCGGCGGCTACCATGGGCTATACATAGAGCTTAAAGTAGGCAGCAATAAACCGACGCAGCTACAAAAGAAATGGCTAAGCAGCTTAAACGAGCAGGGCTATTTAGCGGTAGTGTGTTACGGCTGGCAGCAGGCAGCGGACCAGTTAATAAACTACTTAGAGCTGGAAACGGCAGCAGGCGGCATAAAGAACATAGACAACGGGGCAGCGCAAGGCGGGTTAATGTCTGCGACGTAAGAAAGGCGGCAATATGAAAAAGTGCATACTGGACACAGAAAAACTTAAAACACTACTGAAAAGGCAGGAAATGACACAAAGGGAGCTTGCAGAAAAAGCAGGGACAACAGAGGTAAGCGTTAGCAGATATTTAAGAGGGCAGCGCACACCAAGGCTGCTTACATTAGCGGCCATAGCGCAAGTACTGGGCGTAAGTATAGACGATCTACTGACAGAGAGGCGGCGCAAATGACAGAGGCAGAGGCGCTACAAGTACTTACAGGAACACGAGACGATTATAACGACTACGCAAGAGCATTAAATATTGCAATACGGGTATTAAGGGAACGCGTAGCCGAGATAGATAAAAAGAGCCAGAACCAACGGAGAGAAAGAGAGGCAAACTATGAAAGTAATAAGCATTATTAACCTTAAGGGCGGCGTAGGAAAAACGTACACGGCATACAACATAGCCTACGAGCTGCAAAAGAGAGGCAAGACAGTATTACTACTGGACAACGACAAACAGGGCAATTTAAGCAAGGCAGCAGGGGCATACAAGGCAGCGGGAAAGTGCGCAGCGGCTAAAGCATTGTTAGGCGAATACAAAAACCCACTAAAAGAGTTGATAACAGAACACCCACAGTATAACAACGTGGATATAATAACGGCTAATATGTCTCTTATGTCGGCAGTATGGACAATGGCAGGCAGCAGCGGCAGCCAGATAAACGCATACGACAAATTAATACATACGCCTATTACCAACTTAGATCTGCCATTCCCAGACGATATAAACGACTACTACGACTATATGATTATTGACAACCCGCCAGACATAGCCTTTAACGTAATAGCAGCGCTAAAGATTACAGACGAGGTTATAGTACCCGTAAAAATAGACGAGTGGGCGTTAGAGGGCTTGGACATTATAGCAGAGCAGATACAAGACGCTAAGCAGCTTAACCCAGATATAGAACTACTCGGCGCGCTCGTGACAATGTATAAAAACAATGACACGAACATAGCGGGGCTGGAATGGCTACAGCAGAAAAGCAAAGTTAAAATACTGGGGCAGATACGCTACACCGACAAAGCGGCAGAAAGCACGTTTTTTAACAAAGCAGCATATGAGTATAGCCCACGCTGCGGAGCGGCGCAGGATTATAAAAAACTGATAACAAAGTATTTAGACGAAAGAGAGGCGTAAAACTATGGCAGCGGCAAATAAATTTAGCTTTATGGACATATTAAACGCACAAAGCAAAGCAGACACAAAGGCAGCAGCAGTAACAGAGTATACAGAAATATACTTAAACCCGTACGACGTAGAGGAAACAGAAAGCAACTTTTACAGTCAAGAGAGCATAGAAGAGCTGGCAGACGCTATACTTGCTGTAGGGCAGCAGCAGCCGACAGTATTAGGCAGAATAGACGGCAAATACAAAATTATAAGCGGCCACAGACGAAACAAGGCTAACAGGCTGCTTATAGACAGAGGCTACGAGCAGTATAAGAGTGTGCGCTATCTTTACAAAGACATAACACCCGCAGGGCTAGAGCTTAGCTTATTAGTCGGTAACGCATTTAACAGAGAGCTTACGCCGTACGAGAAAACAGAGCAGGCAGCAAGATTAAAAAAGGCACTCATAAGAGCCAGAGACGAGGACGGCTTAGAAATACAAGGGCGCTTGCGTAGCTTAATAGCCGACGTGTTGGGCGAGAGTGCAACAAACGTAGGACGTATGGAGCAGATCAACAATAATCTTACGCCAGAGGCTAAAGAGCAATTCAAGGCGGGCAACTTAGGCATAACGGCAGCATACGAGACAAGCAAGCTAGACGAGGACGAACAAAACGAGATAGCGCAGCAGGCAGCAGCAGGCGAGGATATAAGAGCAAAAGAGATAGCCGCAAAGGTAGCAGAAAAGAAAGCGGGCGACGATTACAGGACGCCGCACCCAGAAAGTATTACGAGCCTATGCTATAGCTGCTTAAATTACAGCACTTGCAACGTAAAAACGGGAACGTGCGAAAAGTGCGACGAGTATATTAACAAGGCAGAGGCAGAAAAGACGGACGAGCAGCGCTACGACGAGCAGCAGGCGGCGATAGATAAGCAGACACAGAAAACGTTACAGGCCAGAGAGCACGAGGCAGTATTAGACAGGGTACTACAGCCAAAAGAGCAGAAAGTACATGAGCTTAAGTTAGCTGCTATGTATTTTAAGGATGTGGCGACAGGAAAAAAGAGCTTTGAACTACAAAAGAACGACAGAGGCTTTAAGACTGGCGACGCACTACGCCTTAACGAGTATGCCGACGGCAAAGAGACAGGCAGGTACATAGAGGCTGACATAGTATATATGCTGGAAGATCACAGCGGCTTACAAGAGGGCTATTGCATACTCGGCATAAAGGTTACTAAGGTGCCCGAAACGGACACACAAATAGACAGGCAGACAGATATAAAAGACTTTTTAAGCGAAAGCGAGGCGTAATACATGAATTACAGACAATGGAAAAAGAATTATAAAAAGCGGCACGGGCACAACCCGCCGCTTGAAGCTGATAAGCGGCAACGAGCAAAAGCTATGAGAAATACAATAACTGCAAACGACATAGTGACAGCAATAGCAGAGTTCTACAGGGGGTTAAGCAACGGGTTTAGAGCTGCAGCAGACGCGGCACAAAACGTAGCAGAACGAATAGAAAAGGGGGCGGCGAATGACAGCAATAGAGATATTTAAAACAATAGCACTTGTAGCAGGCATATTAACAGCGCCGTTTATAATCGCAGCGGCAATATGCGTATTAGTTGTTGCGGTGGGGCTTATTATAGCCATACTGCGTTTTCTGTTTACTATTGAGGTAGACAACGACGGCGGCATACGCGAGTGCGTCGGCTGCCATTCTTACGACAACGTACCATTAGCACTACGGGGCGAGACAACACGAGCGGAGTACTGCGGAAATTGCAAGATTTACAAGAAAGCACAAAAAATTATAGCAAAGCGGAAACGGCGAGAAGAAAAGGAACTGGCGGCCAGACAAAAGAGACAAGCAGAGGACGAGGAACAAATAAAATATTTACAGGAATATAGCAGGAAGAAAAGAGAGGGCAAAAAGTGAACAACGTAACATTAAGCGGAAGATTGACAAAAGAGCCAGACGTACGCTACGGCGGCGAAAGTAACAGCGTAGCAATAGCACGCTTTACGCTGGCGGTAGACGATTACAAAAGCACAGATTTTATTAATATACGCGCGCTCGGCAAAACGGCAGAATGGGTAGAGAAATGGCTGCAGAAAGGCAACAAAGTAGAGTTAGTCGGAAAGATTAAAACAGGGCACTATACAGGCAGGGACGGAAAAGAAATCTATTACACCGAAGTACTGGCAAGTAGCGTAAGTTTTGGAGAGACAAAAGCAGAGGCACAACAGAGGCAGCAGGCAGCAGGCGACAGGCCGCAGCCGACACCAAGCGACGGCGGCTTTATGGACATACCAGACGGCTACGACGACGAGCTACCATTTAACTAAAAAGCGGCGCGGCAGCAGAAAGCGAGGAATAATTAAAAGTGAGCGAAATAAGGCTAAACGAGGATGAACTAGAGCAGATAATAACAACGGCCGCAAAAAAAGGCGTAGAGATATACAAACGAGAAGAACGGAAGAAACACAAAGCGGATAAATACCACGACACATTTAGCCTTATGAGGTGCTACAGAGACGCAGTTTTTCACAGAGACAACGCAGTAAGCGAAGCTGCGCAGCTACAGCAGCAGGGAGAATTAACAGAAGAGCAGCAGGCTACATACTTGCGCAGCATACGCCGCACACGCTTTAAGACCATACTAATGTTAGACCACATAGACAAGGCAGTAGAAGAGATAGAAAGGCGCAGGCAGCAGCAGGGGCGCGAGGTAGAGTATAAAGCATTTGAGCTATACTTTATGCAGGGCTTAGACTATGCGGACATAGCCGAAGAATTGAACGCAGGCAAGAACACGCCGCGCCGCTGGATAAGCGGCATAATAAACGAGCTAAGTGTACTACTCTGGGGAATAGACGAGGACACTATAGCACAGTAGTAAAAGCGTGGTAAAAAGCTGGGGTTTACGTGGGGTATTGCCTGCGGTAAAATGATAACGTGAGAAAGAGCGGAAAGCTAAGCTACTTAAGCAGCATTAGTTAGCCGCTCTTTTTTATTGCATTTTTCTAGCCTCCTAGCCTAGCGTATGAAACCTAGGACGCTAGGCAAATAAAGAGAGGCAGGCTATGAAAGAATGGGCTAAAGAGTTCTACCACAGCAAGGACTGGATAGACACACGGCGGGCGTATCTTATATCGCAGCATTACTTATGTGAGCGCTGCGGCGAGCCTGCAAAGGTAGTACACCATAAGCACTACTTAACCAAACACAACATAAACAACGCAGACATAACGCTTAGCTGGGACAACCTCGAGGCGCTATGTCAAGACTGCCACAACAAGGAACACCACGCGGCAGCAGACACACGCCGCTACAAATTCGACGCAGACGGCAACGTAATACAGGCGCAGCCGTGAGCATATCCCCCCTATTCAAAAAAATTGAATAGCCCAGCGGAGACCGAGGGGTAGAGTCTAAAAAAACTCTACAGGGGCGCGCGTACGTGGTGTAGGGGGTGTGGTGTGCGAGAAGTGAGGCGAAGATATGGCAGGAAAGAAAGAGTACACGAAAGAAGAGAAAATTAAGAAAGAAAAAACCAGACTTAAAGGCATTTTTAAGAACCTCGACGAGAACAAAAAGAAACTTGTTACGCCGCTTATCGAAAAGGCTGCTTTTATGTCTGTCGAGCTCGATATATTGCAGGATAGCATACAGGAAAAAGGCTGGACGTCGGAGTATCAGAACGGCGCGAACCAGTGGGGCGAAAAGCGCAGCGCAGAGGCAGACACCTATATAGCGCTAAGCAAGAACTATACGGCAGTTATAAAGCAATTAACCGAGCTTGTACCAGCAGCAGAACGTAAGAAAAGCAAGCTAGCCCTGCTGCGAGAGGAATAGCCCCAGAGTGCCGTATAAAAATTACATTTACGAGTATTACGCGAAGATTACAAGCGGCGAAATTGTAGCGGGTAAATGGATATTAGCAATTTACAAAATACTTGTAGACGGACTGGAAAAACAAGAGTTTTTTTACAATGCAAAAAAGGCAAATAAGGCAATAAAGTTTATTGAAAATTTTTGTCACCATAGCAAAGGGCGCAGCGATCTATTAAAGCTGGAATTATGGCAAAAAGCTATAGTATGCGCCATGTTTGGCATTGTAGACGACCAAAATATAAGAATTTTTCGCGAAATTTTTATAGTTATCGGACGAAAAAACGGAAAAAGTTTATTTGCAAGCGCCATTATTGCATATATGGCGTATCTCGAGCCAGAGTACGGGCAAGAGATTTATTGTTTAGCACCAAAGTTAGACCAAGCGGCGCTCGTTTACGACGCTTTTTACAAAATGGTAGAAGCAGAGGACGAGTTAAAAGAGCTTGCCAAAAAGCGGCGCAGCGATATTTATCTAGAAGAGACGAACACGACTATTAAGCCTATTGCATTTAACGCAAAAAAAAGCGACGGATTTAACCCGCAGCTAGTTATATGCGACGAAATGGCAGCGTGGAGCGGCGACGGCGGCTTAAAACAATATGAGGTTATGAAGTCGGCGCTGGGTGCAAGGCGGCAGCCTATGATACTTAGTATATCTACAGCGGGCTATATTAACGACAGTATCTACGACGAATTAATGAAACGCGCCACCAGCTTCTTAAAGGGCAACAGTAAAGAGCGCAGGCTATTGCCATTTTTATACATCATAGACGACGTAGAGAAATGGAACGATATAACAGAACTAAAGAAAGCTAACCCGAATATGGGCGTAAGCGTACAAGAGGGCTTTTTCAGAGATGAGATAGCAGTAGCAGAGGGTAGCTTAAGTAAAAAGGCAGAGTTCCTAACAAAATACTGCAACATTAAGCAAAACAGTAGCGTAGCGTGGTTAGAATACACGCTTGTAGACAAAGCAAGCGAAGAAAGCACGCTAGAGAACTTTAGAGACTGCTACGCAGTGGGCGGCATTGATTTAAGCCAGACAACAGACTTAACGGCCGCAAGTATCGTAATTGAGAAAGACGGAATATTACACGCATTTACACAATTCTTTATGCCACGTAACAGACTGGAAAGCCTACAAGCAACGGACGGCGTACCATATGACGTATTTGTTAAAAAAGGCACACTTACGCTATCTGGCGACAACTACGTAGACTACAAAGACGTATTTAACTGGTATGTAGAGCTGCTTAACACATACGGCATACGAGTATTACAGATAGGCTACGACAGATACAGCGCCCAGTACTTAATAGACGACCTTAAGGCGTACGGCTTCCACACCGACGACGTATACCAGGGCGAGAACTTAACGCCAGTTATACGAGAGTTTGAGGGAATTATTAAAGACGGCAACTTTAAGATCGCAAGCAATAACTTGCTCAAGTCGCACTTTTTAAACGTGGCGCTTAAGCAGAACTTAGAAACAAGAAAATTTAGGCCAATAAAGATAGAGCAACGCGCGCATATAGACGGTTTCGTGAGTGTAATAGACGCCATGACAGTACGCCAGAAGTATAACGCGGAGCTAGGCGAGCTGCTTAAAAACGCAGCATAGAAAGGAGTGAGAAAAACGGGGCTTTTTGATTACCTTTTCAAAGGACGAAAAAACAAAGAAATAATAGGCGAATACTTTAAGCTGCTTAACGGCTATAGTCCTGTATTCTCTACCTACGACGGCGGCGTATATGAAATGGACTTAACCCGCACAGCTATTAATAGCTTTGCTACTCATTGTAGCAAGCTAAAGCCAGAGGTAGAGGGCAGCGCGCTAAAGAACCTAGAGCGCACGCTACAGTTTAAGCCTAACGCGTTTATGGATACTACAAAGTTTATAGCGCGAGTGGCGACCATATTAGAGTGTGAACACACGGCCTTTATTATACCAATAGAGGACAAATATGGACAGCTTGCAGGCTGGTACCCGCTACTGCCGCAGAATTGCGAAATAATAGAATATCAAAAGCAAGTGTTTTTGCGCTACACATTCGGGAACGGCGAGCGCGCGGCTATAGAGTTCGAGCGAGTAGGCATTTTAACGACACACCAGTATAAAGATGATGTTTTTGGTGAAGATAACAAAACAATGCAACCGACTATGCAGCTCATACAGACGAGCAACGAGGGTATTATTAACGCCGTAAAGAACTCGGCAAATATACGTTTTCTGGCAAAAGTGGCAAATATGCTTAAGCCAGAGGATATAAAAAAAGAGCGCGACAGATTTACGCAGGACAACTTAAGCAGCGACAACAAAAGCGGAATGATTATATACGACAACAAGTTTAGCGATGTTAAGCCCGTAGAAAGCAAGCCATACACACCAAACGCACTACAAATGCAGCAGATACAGGAAAACGTATGCACGCATTTTGGTACAAATATGGACATATTACAAAACAAATTCAATGAGGACACTTGGAACGCCTACTATGAGGGGAAAATAGAACCATTTGCGGTACAGCTATCGCTTGTTATGTCAAATATGACATATACACCGCGACAGCTCGCGTGCGGCAACGCTATTACATTTAGCGCAAACAGACTACAATACGCCAGCAACAACACAAAGCTACAGGTAAGTACACAGCTATTCGATAGAGGCCTACTTAATCGAAACGGGGTTATGGACATATGGAACATGGCACACGTCGAAAACGGCGACAAATACTACATACGAAAAGAATATACAGAGGTTAGCGAGCTGGACAAACACAACAAAGAGCCGCAGCCAGTAATTATAACGCAGCAGCCACAACAAACAGAACCAACAGCAGGACAAGAACCAGAACCACAGCCACAGCAGGCAGGCGACGGGCAGCAGGCAGGCGAGAAAGGAGAAGAGTAAGCACATGCCAGTAGTAAAAGAAAGAGAGTATAGAAACGTAGCGGCGCCTTTATCGGCAGCAGCCGCCGTAAAACAGTTTAACAGCGATTTTTACGTAGAGGGTTACGCTACAACATTCGATACGCCGTACGTGCTCTATGAGTTCGAGGACGGCGACAAATACTACGAAAAAATAGACAGGCACGCACTAGACGGCGCAGACTTAAGCGACGTAATAATGCAATACGACCACACGGGCAGGGTGTACGCCCGCAACAGTAACAACACCCTTAAATTAACAGCAGACACAAAAGGGCTTCTTATCGCAGCCGACTTGAGCAAAACAGAATTAGCAAGGGGGCTGTATGAGGATATAAGCGCGGGAATGATTACCAAAATGTCATGGGCGTTTACAGTCGCAGAGGATAGCTACGACAGAGCGACGCATACCCGCACTATTTTAAAAATTAAAAAGGTATACGACGTTAGCGCGGTAAGCACACCAGCAAACGACGGCACCAGTATAGCAGCACGCAGCTATGCAAACGGGAGACGCGAAGCAGAGCAGCGGGAGACGTTAGAAAAGCGCGCAGCTATGTTAAGGATTTTGACAACAATTTAAAGCAAAGAAAGGAACAAAAACAATGAGACTAAAAGAGATCGAATTAAGACTTGCAGCTATCAAGAAAGACGTAGAGGAAAGAGGCACACAGCTTACAGCCGAAGAGCTGGCAAAGTACGAGAAAGAAGTAAAAGACTTACAGGAAGAGAGGGCGGCAATTATCCAGCAGCAGGAGCAGCGCACAAGCTTACTTGCAGCTATCGCAGCGGGAGAAGTGCCAGACGGAAACGGAAACATAACAGCGCCTACGGTGCTTAGAAATATTAAGCCAGCAGACGGCAGCGGAGCAGAACAGCGCGCAGCAGTAAACAAGTACGAGACAATGGAGTACCGCAAGGCGTTTATGGAGTACGTCACAAGAGGCGTAACAATTCCTAAAGAGTACAGACAGGACGCAGTAAGCCAGACAACAGACGTAGGCGCAGTTATCCCAACAAACGTATTAAACCAGATTATTACAAAGCTCGAAAGCGTGGGTAACATTCTGGCAAAGGTAACACGTACAGCATACAAGGGCGGCGTAACTATTCCTAAGTCAACAGTTAAGCCGGTTGCAACTTGGACAGCACAGGGAAAGGGCAGCGACAAGCAGAAACAGGACACAAGCGGTACAGTAACATTTGCATATCACAAGCTGCGCTGCGCCGTAGCTGTATCGCTCGAAGTAGATACAATGGCTATTACGGCGTTTGAGAGCCTGTTAATTAATAACATTGTTGAGGCTATGACAAAAGCACTCGAGCAGGCTATTATTAGCGGTACTGGCACAGGACAGCCGAAAGGAATTACAGCAGAAACAGCCGACGAGGGGCAGACGGTGGAAACATCAAAGCCAGCGTACACAGATCTTATTACAGCAGAGGGCAACTTACCGGTTGCTTACGAAAAGGGCGCTGAATGGTGCATGTCTAAAAAGACATATATGAGCTACTACGGCTTAACTGACAGTAACGGGCAGCCTATTGGACGTATTAACTATGGGCTTGCAGGAAAGCCAGAGTATACACTCTTAGGCAGGCCAGTAAACGTATGCGATTACTTACCAAGTTTTGCCAACGCAGAGAACAACTCTATTGTAGGCTTTTTGTTTAACTTTAAAGACTATGTGCTTAATACTAATTACGCTATGGGCGTTAAGAAGTATGAGGACAACGACACCGACGATATGGTAACAAAGGGCATTATGTTAGCAGACGGCAAGGTAGTAGACACAGGCAGCTACGTACCGCTCAAGAAAGTACAGGCAGTCTAATTTATAAGCGGGCGGCGTAAAGCTGCCTGCTAAAGAAAGGCGAAACAATGAAAGGACATTTAGATAAAAAGCAGCTCGAGGAAGAGTACAAAGTAGACGAGCTTAGAGAGCTTGCTAAGAGTCTGGGATTAAGCACAGACGGAAAAAAAGCAGAGCTTGTAGAACGTATCGTGGCAACAGAGGTAGCCATACCCGACGAGGACGACGAGCAGCAGGCGGCAGCAAACACGCCGACAGTAAACGAGCAGCAGGCAGCAGCGAACACACCGGCAGCAAACGAGCAGCAGGCGGCAGGCGCTAACGTGTCCGTTTCGGACACAACAGTAAAGGTTATTGTGACAGAGACATACAAAGACCTGCAGCGAGATATTACACAACACGCGGGCGACACGTTCGAGGTAACAAAAGAACGCGCAGCACAGCTTATAGAGGCTGGCGTAGCAAAAGCAGCAGAGTAGGGGGCGGCCATGAGGACAGCACTAATAAAAGCAATTAAAGACAGTATGCGTATGTCTACCGCCGCGGCTATTATTGAGGACGATATAAGCGGCTGCATAGAGGCTTGCTTTAAAGACTTGCAGCTTGCAGGCGTGGAAAAGATAGACGAAAACGACGCGCTTATTATTAGAGCTGCACAGCTCTTTACAAAAGCAGACTTCAACTACAACAACCTTGCAGACAAATACAGGCAGAGCTACGACGCTCTTAAGATGTCTTTAGCACTTTCTGGAGAGTACAACGCGAAAGAAAGCGAGGGCTAACAATGTATGGAGAGATAACCTTAAAGACACAGCTAAACGCGACAGAAACAGAGAGCGTAACTATATGCTGCGAGGTGGACAGCATAACCCAGAGCGAATACGCAACAGCAGGCATTAAAGACATTAAGCCAACCTATAAATTTACTGTATGGGCGCATGAATACAACGACCAGACAGAGTTAGAGTACAACGGGCAGCGATTAACTATTTACAGGACTTATAAAAAGCCAAACGAGGAAAAGTTAGAACTGTACGCAGAAAAGAGGGCGGGCAAGCGTTGAGCAACGAGAACATAAACACAGCAGGCGCAGCTATAGCCGAAGCACTGGCAGAATACGATCAAGAAATAGCAGACGCAACAAAGCGAATAACCGACGAAGTAGCAAAAGAGGCTGTAGACTCTCTTAAGAAGAGCAGCCCAAAACTTACGGGCAGCTACCGCAAGGGCTGGCGTAAAAAACAATCATATGCAGACAAGAGGACAAAGCGGAATACTGTATATAACGAGACAGACTACCAGCTAACCCACTTGCTGGAATATGGACACGCAAGCAGGAACGGCGGCAGAGTTAGAGCTATACAACATATAGCACCTGTAGAGCAGGCGGCTATAGAGGCACTGCAGGAAAGGATAGAGGCAGCAGCGAGCAAATGAGATTAGAGACAATTATAGAACGCGCCCGCGCGCTGGGGCTACCATTGGCAAAGGACGAGTTCAGAGAGACAAAAGAGACACCACTACCCGAGCTGCCGTATCTGGTATACATAACACCGCAGGACAACGTAAGCAAAAGCGACGACGGCGCAGTAGGAGTTAGGGCGATACAGGCGGCTATAGAGCTTTACACAGACAAAACAGCGGACAGCAGCTTAGAAAAAGAGGTAGAGCAAAAGGTATTATACGACATAGACTTTAACAAATTCCAAGAGACAATACAAAGTGAAGATATGGTGCAGACGGCATACGAATTTACCATATACGAAAAAATAAGAAAGAGAGGACAGTAACAATATGGATAGCGAGAGAATAACGCTTGGCAGCGGTAAACTTTACTGCATTAAATTTACGGGAGAAATCCCAGACGACGCGACAATAGAGACAGAGGATAACCAGCTTGCACACATTAAAGGCGGCGCGTCGCTCGAGTATACAGCAGAGAGCTATACAGCTAAAGACGACTTAGGCGTAGTGCAGAAAACTAAAGTAACAAAAGAAGAGGCAACTCTTAAGGCGGGCTTGCTTACTTGGTGCGCCACAACGTTAGAAAAGTTATGCGCAACAGCAAGAGTTACAACGTCAGCAAAAAAGCGTACTGTAAAAATTGGCGGCTTAAAGAACCAGAAAAGCGACAAGTATCTAATTAGATTTTTGCATGAGGACGACGAGGACGGCGATATTAGAGTAACAATCGTCGGAAAGAATGAGGCGGGCTTTAGCTTTACGTTTGCAACAGACGCAGAGACAACATTAGAGCCAACATTTACAGCGTATCCAATGGACAAAGAGGGCACGCTCATTATTTTCGACGAGGAAATAGTACAGAACGTATAAAGATTATAGCGGCTGCACTCGTGCGGCCGCTATAGAAAAGAGGTAAGAACATGGCAAATAAAAGTTTTGATTTTGGAAAATTAAAGCGTAGCTTTTATCCTACAAAGTTAAAGGATGGCAAAACCCTTGTAGTGGAAATGCCTAAAAAGCGCACTTTTGAAAAAATGCAGATTATAAACGACATTGACACAGACGAGGCTAAGAGCGGCGAAGTATACGACGAAATGCTCGAGCTATTAGCGGAAATCTTAAGCAACAACAGAGGTAAAGAGCTTATTACAGCGGAGTACTTAGAGCAGGAAGAGTACGACATAGAGGAAATTATAGCGTACATTAACGACTATGCCGATTTTGTAAACAGTATTAAGAATAACCCAAACTAAAACTGCCGCACTACCCGAACGGGCAGGCAAAGGCGGCAGAGTATACATACACCGCAGACACACGAGCAGAGAAATTAGTTATAGATTACTTAAATATAAGCATATTCGACGTGCAGGAAATGCCGATAGACTTATACCTATACTTTATGCGAGAAAGCTATATCTACACGCTTAGCCAGACGGAAAAGGGTAGAAAGTATTTAGAGGACTGCTACAGAATGACGCAGACCAAGCCAGACCGCAAAAAGATACGAGAAAAGATTAAGAGCCAGAAAGGAGCGTAACAAGTGGCAGGCAGTATTAAAGGTATTACAATCGAAATAGGCGGCGATACTACTAAACTATCTAAAGCGCTCTCTGGCGTTAATAGCTCGTGCAGCTCTTTACAGAAAGAGCTACGCGAAGTAGACAAGCTGCTTAAGCTAGATCCGACAAATACGGAATTATTAGCGCAGAAACAGAAAATATTAAAAGAGGCTATAGGAAGTACAAAAGAGAAGTTAGACACCTTAAAAGAGGCAGAGAAACAGGTACAACAGCAGTTTGAGCGCGGAGAAGTAAGCGAAGAACAATACAGAGGGTTACAAAGAGAGATTGCAAGTACAGAGCAGCGCTTAAAGGACTTAGAGGCGGCGGCAAAGCAAAGCAATATATCGCTCGAAAAAATAGGAGAAGTAACCGAAAAAATAGGGGAAAAAACTACAGCCGCAGGTAATAAACTTAAACCGCTTAGCACAGCAGCGGCAGCACTCGGTACAGCAAGTATAGTGACCGCTTCAAACTTTGAGGACGCTATGGCGAAAGTGTCCACCATAGCGGACGAAAGCAAAGTGCCTATAGAAGATATGAGCACAGCTATATTAAAGCTGTCAGACGATACAGGACAGTCAGCAGCAGATATAGCAGAGTCTGTATATAATGCAATATCGGGCGGCGTAGATACAGCAGACGCAGTAACGTTTGTAGCACAGTCGAGTAAATTAGCAAAGGCTGGCTTTACAGATACGGCAAATGCGACAGACATATTAACAACAGCATTAAACGCATACGGCCTAAAGGCAACAGAAACAGAGAATATTAGCGATATGCTTATAACAACGCAGAACCTAGGAAAAACAACTGTAAACGAACTTGCTAGCGCTATGGGTAAAGTAATACCGACAGCGAACGCAAACAATGTGCAAATGAACCAACTTTGCGCAGCTTACGCAGATATGACTGCGAAAGGTATAGCAACAGCAGAAAGCACTACATACTTAAACTCTATGCTTAACGAACTCGGAAAAGGCGGCACGACTGTAGACAGCGTGCTAAGAGAAAAAACGGGTAAATCATTCGCAGAATTAAGCGCAGACGGCAATACACTTTCTGATGTATTAGCGATATTAAAAAGTTATGCAGACGAAAATAACAAGAGCTTTAGCGACCTATGGAGCAGTAGCGAAGCAGGTAAAGCGGCTATGGTGTTACTCGGAAATGGAGCAGACGAGTTTAACAATGTGCTTGCACAAATGAATGACAGCACGGGCGCAACGACAGACGCTTTTAACAAGTTGGACACAGACAGCAACAAAGCTAAAATAGCACTAAACCAGATTAAAAACGCAGTAACAGACTTAGGAACTACAGCACTGGAAATGTTACAGCCAGCATTAACAAATATTTGCAGCAACGTAAAAGAGGCTACAGAGCACTTTAAAAATATGGACGACAACACCAAGCAAATTATTGTAACAATAATTGCGGTAGTGGCAGCCCTAGCCCCCGCGTTGCTGATAGTAGGGAAAATATTTACGGCAATATCAACTATGATAGACGTAATTAAGACTCTAAAGATTGCAATAGTAGCAGTAAACGACGTGCTTGTAGCAAACCCTATTATATTAGTCATAGCAGCGATAGCAGCACTAATAGCAATATTTATAACGCTATATAACAAGTGCGAATGGTTCAGAGACGCAGTAAACGAAATTTTTGAGAACGTAAAAGAGTTTATAGGCGGCGCTGTCGAGGTAATAAAGGGCGTCATAGGCACTATCTGGGACAAGATACAAGAGATATGGGGATTTA